AAGCGCTGGAAAATGCTGCCTTTAACGAAGGCATGAGGAATGTCGCGTTAATGATTCTCACGGCGCTTGATGAAACCCCGGAACGTTTCTTAGAACTTTCACAGGAGATTGGGGCTAATGCCTGACGATATCGCACCTGCCGAAACGGCAGATAATGCAGAAGCAGTTAGTGAGCCGACACAGACTACAGAGACCAGCGACGATAATTGGCGTTCGTCGTTGTCAGAAGACCTTCGGGACAATCCAAGTTTCTCGAAATTCAAGGACGTAGACAGCCTCGCAGCGTCTTACGTCAATCTGCAATCTCACCTTGGGCGAGATAAGATTGCAAAGCCAGTTACGGATAGCGATTGGGATGACGTCTACGAGTTCCTTGGTCGCCCTGAAAGCCCTGAAAAATACGAAATTGAACTGCCGGAAGATTTGCCAGAAGAAATTGCTGGTCAGTTTAACGATGAAACGCTTTCGTCGTTTAAGCAGGAAGCGCACAGGCTGGGCCTTAACGCCGAGCAGGTCAAAAGTCTTGTAGCATGGCAAGCTGGCAACATGGGCAATCAACATGAAGCCTATAAAGGTATCATTGACCAATCTATGCAACAGGGCGAAACTTCTTTGCGTCAAGAGTGGGGTCGTGCTTACGATCAAAACTTGGAGTTTGCCCGCAAAGCATTTGCTGAATACGGCGGCGACGAACTGGCAGCGAAAATGGAATCCACTGGCATGGGCAATGATCCTGATGTTCTTCGGGCGTTTGCTAATATTGCCAAGACGACAATGGCCGACAAGGATTTGGCTGGACCGTCCGGCGGAACGCAGATGGCGTTGACGCCAGAGGAAGCTAGGGCTGAAGCGGCGACAATTATGTCTCACCCGGCCTATACAGATAAGCGGCACCCGGAACATAATTCTATGGTTAAGAAAGTTCAGGCACTGTTCAATCAAGCGTATACTGATTAATTATGGACCAATATGTCATTAAGCTAGAATGTCTGAAACTTGCTCAGACCGGAAGCCCTGATGTAACAGTGAAGGCTGCTCAGATATATTATGATTGGGTAACTAAAACTGACAAACCAAAGCTAGGGCGTCCGCCTAAGAAAGACTAAAGAAAACCCCGTGTAACGCGGGGTTTTTTTTGCTATTTGCACATTCACAAAAATAAGATACAATCAAGTTGCCTTTCTATAGGTGGACAATTCCTTGCGGAACCCGCACAAGCACGAAGGCAGCTTGGGCCGTCCCAGACGATAACCCTTAAACTACTGTTTTAACCCTTTAGGAGAGATCCGTATGTCTATTCAAGTGACAACGGCCTTCGTCGAACAGTACAGCGCCAACGTCCAGCACCTTGTCCAGCAGGACGGGTCTAAGTTGCGTGGTTCAGTTCGCGAAGAAGCCGTTACCGGCAAAAATGCCTTTTTCGAGCAGATTGGTGCCACGTCCGCACAGCGTCGGACGAGCCGCCACAGTGACACCCCCAGAGTTGATACCCCTCACGCACGTCGTCGCGTTAGCCTTGAAGATTTTGATTGGGCTGACCTCATTGATAATGAGGACAAAGTGAGAATGTTGATTGATCCGACCTCTGATTATGCCCGCGCAGCGGCCATGAGCATGGGTCGTGCGATGGACGAAGTTCTGATTGATGCGGCCCTTGGAAATGCCTTTACCGGCGTTTCTGGCGGAACTACCGTTGCAGGTCAGACGGCTATTGCTGCTGGTGGTACCGGACTTACGCTTGCCAAGCTGCTGTCGGCAAAAGAGACGATGGACGGTGATGATGTTCCTGAAAATGGTCGCGTCATTGTTTGTACGTCTGAGCAGATCAGCGATCTCTTGAACACGACTGAAATCAAAAGTTCAGATTTCAATACTGTCAAGGCACTCGCTCGCGGTGAGATCGATTCGTTTCTGGGATTTGAATTTGTATCCGTAAACGGTAAGCGTATCGACGGCACCAAGCTGGTCCCTGTTGATGGTTCTAGTGATCGCCGCTGTTTTGCATTCCAGAATGAAGGTTTGCTTCTTGGCGTCGGTGCTGACATGACAACGAAGATTTCGGAACGTGCGGACAAAAACTATGCAACGCAGGTCTTTTGCTCAATGAGCATCGGCGGCACTCGCATGGAAGAAGCCCGTGTTCTTGAAATCCTTTGCGCCGAATAAGGAGGGCATAGAAAATGACTGTACTTTATAGCGCAGAAATGGCCGGACTCGCCGCAGTTCCGGTTAGCCTCCCGTCTGGTGGCATTGTCGATGGTAACGTCCGCGTAAAGCGGGCCACTATTACGCTTGCCACTCAGACGACTTCGGACACCATCGTTATTGCGAAAGCAACCGAAGGTGAGTCGTTCCTGTACGGCGTCGTCAACACCGACACGTCGCTGGGTTCAGCGCAGATTGCCATTGGCGTATCTGGCGCAGTTGCTAAATACAAAGCAGCCGCCGTTCAGACCGCTACCAATGCTCCGGCAATCTTCGGTGTAAACGCTGGAACTGCTACGTTGACTGCAAGCGAAGAAATCTTCATCACGATTTCGGCTGCAAACCTGCCAGCTTCAGGCAATCTTGTTGTGGATATGTACTTCTCCGCAACGTAATAAGGCTGGGGAGGCTTCGGCCTCCCCATACTTTACTAAGGTGACAGCATGGCGACTTCTGTTGTTCAGATTGTAAACAATGCCTTGGTCAAGATTGGTGCAAACGCCATTCTAACATTGACTGAAGACAGTGAAGCGGCTCGTGCCGCTAATCTTATTTATGAGCAAGTTCGAGATGCTTGCATCCGCGACCATGTTTGGAACTTTGCCGTCAACCGCGTGGAGTTGGCGCAGAACTCCGTCGCTCCAGCTTTTGGGTTTGCTTACCAGTACAACGTTCCGTCTGATTGCCTTCGGGTATTGCAGATGGAAAATGTGGACATGTTTTATAAGATTGAGGGCGGCAAGCTGCTAACTGACGAAGGCACTGCAAAGATTTTATATCTAGCCCGCGTTGAAGACGTAAACTTGTTTGACGCCATGTTTGTTGAGGCTTTGTCTGCTCGACTTGCGGCTGAATTGTCAGTCACGCTGTCGGAGAGCAACACGCTTTATTCAAATATGATGGAAATGTACCAGCGTAAAATTTCGGATGCCCGCTCTATGGACGCGCAGGAAAGCGGCTATTTAGAGGTCGTTGCTGACACTTGGTTGGACAGTCGTCTTAATTACGCTGGCGGGCAAACCGTAAGCGTAAACGGCACATATTAAATGCCGCGTTCAGCGCCAATATTCACTAATTTTACGGCGGGCGAACTTTCGCCGCGCCTTGAAGGCCGCGTTGACCTTCAGAAATATCCCAACGGCTGTCAAACGCTTGAGAATATGATTGTGCAGAAGCACGGTCCAGCATCTCGCCGGGGCGGTTTTTATTTTTCTGCCGAAGTTAAGGATAGTAGCAAGAGAACCAGAATACTGCCATTTGAGTTCAGCGCCACTCAGGCATATATAATTGAGTTTGGCGATCAATACGTTCGGTTTTATAGGAATTATGGTCAGATATTGTCTGGTCCGTTTTCTGGAGTGTTTGACACGCCTTTTTCTAAAGGCAGCGCATACGAAGTATCAACTCCATATCTTGAAGATGAATTGTTTGAGTTAGTTATCACTCAGTCTGCTGACGTTTTGTATATAGCGCATCAAAACCATGAGCCGCGCACGTTGTCCCGAGTTGAAGACACAAACTGGAGTTTAGATGTCATCCAGTTTTTAGACGGCCCATATGATCCTGTGAACGCCACAGAAACGACGTTGGGCCTTTCAGCTACCTCAGGCACCGGAGTAACAGTAACCGCTTCAGCGGTCACTGGAATCAATGACGGGGCGGGTTTTCTTGCAACTGACATCGGGCGGTTGATTCGATTTGAAGACGCGGCAAACGATTGGACGTACCTCGAAATTACTGCGCGAGCGGATACAACGCACGTCACAGCCGACTTCATAGGTCCAGACGCATCCGCAACCACTGCCGTAACCGGGTGGCGACTAGGCGCGTTTTCTGAAACAACCGGCTATCCATCTGTCGTTACGTTTTTTGAGCAGCGCCTAGTTTGGGCGGCGACAAAAAGCCGACCGCAATCTATGTTCTTTTCTGTATCTGCTGATTATTACAACCACGCTCCCACAGACAATGATGGGAACGTTTTGGACGACAGCGGGTTTGTTTACACTATTGCGACAGATCAGGTGAATACAATCCGCTGGATGAGGGCCGGTAAGGTGTTGTCCGTAGGCACTGCTGGCGGCGAGTTCATTGTTTCGCAAGGCGACCAAAACAGCCCGCTATCACCAACAAATACCCGAGTTGTTCGTCAAACTACGTTTGGCAGCGCCGCAGTAACGCCACCGCAAGTCGGCAACTCCGTTCTGTTTCTGCAACGTGCTAACCGTAAGGTTCGTGAATACGTTTACCAGTTTGAAAGTGACGCATACACCGCGCCAGACCTCGCCATTCTTTCGGAACACATTACGAAAGGCGGGATCGTTGATATGGCGTATCAGCAAGAACCAGACAGCATTGTCTGGCTGGTTCGGACAGATGGCGTCCTTGTCGGCATGACCTATGAGCGGGCACAGGACGTCGTGGGTTGGCATCGTCACATTATAGGTGGAGCAGACGCTAAAGTTGAAAGCGTTGCAGTTATTCCCAACACAACCGGAAGCCGCGATGATCTGTGGGCGGTTGTACAGCGCACAATCAACGGCCAATCAGTTCGGTATATTGAGTTTCTAACGCCGGGTATGCCTGAAGTTACAGTAAACACGACAGACGCCACATATCTTGATTCCATGCTTACTTATAACGGCGGCGGCGTAACGTCCGTATTTGGTTTAAGTCATCTTGAAGGTCAAACTGTTTCGGTGTTAGCAAATGGCGCTGCCCATCCAGACCGCACGGTTTCAAGCGGGTCGATAACGCTGAACGGCTCTTATGAGGTTGTCCATGTTGGATTGCCGTATACATCTACGCTGCAAACTATGCGTATTGAAGCAGGAGCGAAAGATGGAACGGCGCAGGGTAAGAAGAAGCGCATTGCTCGAATTACATACCGGCTTTTTGATACGCTTGGATTAAAGCACGGCCCAAGCGCAGATCGTTTGGATATTATCCCTTTCCGGTCCAGCGCAGACGACATGGACGAAGCACCGGCACTGTTTACCGGCGACAAAGAGGTGGAATTTCCGCGCAACTGGGACAAGGACGGTTATATTTTCTTAGTGCAGGATCAGCCGCTTCCGTTTACTATTTTGGCGATTATGCCAGAACTTAACACGACGAAGGTTTGATATGTGCGACCCGGCAACACTAGCGATAATGGCAACCGCCGCGTCAGCCGCAGGGACGGCGGCTAGTACGCTTGGCGCAATTCAGCAGGGCAAGTCGGCTCAGAATCTTGCTAATTACAACGCGCAGATTGCTCAGAACGAGGCCATTGCAGCGCGCCAGAAGGCCGAGTTCGACGCCAAGGCGCAGGAACGTCAGGCACGGTTGTTCGCTGGCACTCAGCGGGCTTCTATGGCCGCTACAGGCGGCGAATTGCTGGACATGGGCGACGTTGTAGACATGAGCGCGGAAGAAGCCGAGCTTGAAAACCTTGCAATCCGATACGGTGGCGAGATGGGCTTTCGAGCAGGGCAGCAACGCGCGCAGTTAGCAGGATTTGAAGGCGCAGTGGCGAAGCAAAAGGCCAGAGGCGAGGCGGCTAAATCACTTCTGACGGGCGCATCGTCTACGGTGCAGCTTGCCGGTAAGATTTAAATAAGGACAATATAATGGCAATGGTTCCGAAATACACAAGCAGAGCATCTGTCCCCGGCAGCACCGGAATGCAGGGCGTTCCGTTGTCTCTGGCAACAAGCCCGCTTAGTGGCATGGGTGAGGGCATGACGAAGGTCGCCTCCGCGATCGACGTGGCTGCGACGCGCATTCAGAACCGTGAGGATATTATTAGTTCTGCGATAGCGAAAGACCAGTTCGAGCAAGATACGTTGACAGACTATAACTCTGCGCTTGAGGCGGGGAACATTCTTGATCCTGCACAGAACACGATTGGCAATTTTAGCGCTGGAGTTGAACAGCGGATTATGCAGACCGTAAGCAATTTCAGCGGAAGCGCAAATGCAAGGGCGACTCTTGAGGCAAATCTGCGGAGTCGTGCTGGTCAATACGCTAATCAGATGATTCAGTATCAAAACACTGAACAGCGCAAATTTATAACGGGGAATGCACAAGACGAAATTGCGCCCATTGCTGCGACGGTCGCCCAAAACCCCGGAAATTTGCGTAGTTCGTTTGACCAAGTTGACGCCATTGTCAATAAATATGCAGACGCGTTAGACCCTGCGTCAGAGCGCAGCCTTCGTGACGCCGGGAGGTCCGCAGTTATGGAGCAAGGTGTTGTCGGGTTACTTAATCGCGGCGCTTGGCAGGACGCACGGGCCTTGATTTTAGACAACCCAGTTCTTGGAAAATATCTTGATCCGTCAAAAAGAGATCAATTCAACAAACAGATAGCTACTTTCGCGCAGGCCGAAAACAAATCTCGCGTTGAAATGGCGGCGCGTGAGGCCACGGTCAACCGTCTTGTCGCAAGCGGCCTTGAAGTTGATCCGGGCAAAGCCATGAACTTTGTCGTGGGGGCAGACCTTTCACCGTCAGACGGGCCGGGTGATAAAATCGCTAAATCGTTGGACGCTCTCGGAATCAAACCTGACGAAGCCACATTGGATCAGAAGGCGGCAATACTTGGAATTGAACTTCCAAAAACTGAAGCGCCCGACCCAAATAAAGATTTTAAAATGGATGGAAGTGGCGCGACATCACAATTGACTGAAAGTGGGGCGTTTAAACGAACGAAACCATACATTGAATCCGCTGTTGATATGTCTACAAAAATCAGCACAGTTCAAAGTTCTTATGAAGAATATAAGAGCGGAAATGAGCTGGCGGGCTTGGCCGTTTTGCAGACGTATCTTAAAATGATCGACGAAGGCGCAGTTGTGCGTGATAGCGATATCGCACTCGCAGAGCGGGCGTCTCCAATATATGAAACTATCAAAGCAGCGGTTTCCAGGTACGGAACAGAAGGCGCACAAGCTGTGACCGAAACTGTTATTGAACAGGCTAAATTGGCCGCAGACGCATTCGGGCAAAAAGCCCTTGAAATGAGCAAAGGGTTCTTTGATGGATACCAAAAAGACACCGGATATTCTCGCGGAATTTTAGGTCTTCCCGGAGACAGGTACGAAGTCATTTTTGGTGGTGTTCGATCAGTCCCGACGCCAGCCGCAGCAGAGCCCGACACCGTTCCCGGCGCACCAGTCGTCGCTGGTGGTCCGCCAGCAAAACCGACTGAACCCGGCGTTGTGGTTATAACGCGAAATCCTGACGGCACACTGAGTACGGGCAGCCAATAACATGGCAGATGCGGAAACCTTAGACCTTCTTGGCGGTCAAATTGATGTAGATCAGGTTGCTGGTGCGCTTTCTGCGTTAATCCCGCAGCAAGAGGAGGCATTGCTAACCGAAGAGGTGGAGCCGGTTCAAATGGCTTCTGCCGAAGTTCCTGTTGAACAGGCACCTGCGGAACCTGCGCCAACAGAACCCGCTTTTGTAGAGCCAGCGCCCGTAGAACCCGCGCCTGTAGAGCCAGCGCCTGTTACACCGGCTGCAGTGCCACAAGTAAAGATATTTGAATATGAAGGGCAAAGGTTCAAACTTCCGGCTGATGTGACTCAAGAAGAACTTGAGCAAATCATTTTCCAATACGAAAGCACCCCAGCATACGCCGTCCAAAAGGCACAGACGGACAAGTCTTGGGAACGGGAAAACATCGACAGCGAAAGCGGCGCGCCAGCTTTGGTTAGGTCTATGGTCGGAGAGCTAGAAACTACGGACGAAAAGCTGGCTACATTAAACAACTATTACCCCGGAACAGTTCCGTATGGTGAAGACAATTTCTTGTTTTTTGACCCAGACACCAGAAAATTTACGCTATACAACCCGCCGGGACTAGATTTAGGAGACGTCGCTAGTATTGCCAAAACAGGTTTTGAAGTAGTTGGCGGAACGCTGGGTGGTCTTGCCGGGACTATATTGGCTGGTCCGGGACCGGGGACTTATGGCGGAATAGTTGCTGGCACTGAGTTTAGTGCTAGGGCATTTGACGCTTCCACGGGCGTTTTTGGTGGCCGCGTAAGAGCGCCAAAAACTATTGGTGGTGAATTTACGGAAAGCGGAACTCGTGCTGCCTTAGCTGTTGGCGGCGAAAAGGCTGGGACCGTGTTGGCTGAAGGCGGCAAGCGTGTTTTGACGGGAGTTTCGCCCACAGTCCGTAACACGGCTTCTGATTTGATTGCAAAGTTTGAATCCCTTGGAATTGAGCCAGTCGGCGCTGCAATTAGTCGTAAAGGTATGCTTGGACGGGTGGGCGCTGGACTTGAGCAACGTATGGCCGCAGGGCCCATTGTGCAAAAACAGGCCGAAAGGGTTCTTGTCCAGCTAGATTATGCTTTGCGTGGCATTGCATCCAAAATGGGGCAAGTGCGAACACCTAATGAAGCCGGTGCGGCGGTAAAGGCATCTGTTGAAGCCGCTGAAAAGCGCATCAGAGATGCGTTCTCCAAAAAATACAATGAAGTCTTTGATGAGATTGGTGCCGACACCATTGTAACCGATATGTCTTCTGTAAATACAGTTCTGCAACCTTTTCTCAAGCAAATTGCAGAGCTTCCAGCAGATGCACAGCCCACGGGTCAGTTGTTGGCATTAGTCAAAAAATATGATGCGTTGAGCAAGTTTGCTGAAACAGGCAGTGTGACGTTTAAGCAGTTGAGAGATTTAAGAACACAACTGCGACTGATTAGAGGCAAAAAGACATCAGGCACCCAAGGCGACTATGATCGCATGGTAGAAGACATCTACAAGGGGATTACTGATGACCTCTCTAATGCTGCCAATAATGTTAATCCAGAACTAGGCGCAAAGCTAAAGGCCATTGACGTAGAACGCGCTATTTTTGCGGATACAGCGCAGAAAACTTTCGACAAAATCAGAAAGTTTGACGCCGACAATCAGGCCTATGAATACATTATGACTTCCGCAAAAGGCACTGGCAGAGAGGGCATTAAGGCACTCCAGCGTCTTCGGGATAACTTTACCCCAGAAGAGTGGGGAGATGTTGCTGGGTCCGTTCTTTACAACCTTGGTCGTGAAAATGTTGGGGCGCAGGTGGGAGATGTTGCAGAGTTTAGCGTTGCAACGTTTATGAAACGCTTGTCAGAAATTAAGAAAAACGGACCTGAAGGAATGGAAGCGCTTTTTGGCGGCACTCAGTTTGCTGAGGTTTCTCAAGATTTGATGAATCTTGTTGATGTCGTTGGTGCGCTTAAAGAAGTAAAACGCTACACGAACTTTTCCAACACCGCTGGCGCTCTTGACCAGATGGTGTTCTGGGGGTCGTTAACACAAGCAGCGGAGCGCGTAATAGCTGGCGAAACCGGAACAGCCGCTGCCATCGTCACCGGAGGCGTTCTTGCGCCCGTTGCTGCGGCCAAACTTATGACAAGCCCCGGTTTTATTAAGTGGCTGGCAACACCGGCCTCCGAAATATCCAAGGACGTGGCGGCACATATGGGTAGGCTTGCGGCCCTTTCTGCGGCAGAGCCAGAGATACAAGAAGAATTGCGTCAATATTATAAGGCCATCAGATCATATACGGGTTACAGTAAAACAACTCCCGGTGTAAGATCAACACCGTAACGAAGGAACCGCACAATGACGATTTCCAGCACTACAAACACGGTTTCCTATACGGGGAACGGCAGCACGACTGAATTTGCGGTCAATTATGTGTTCTTCGGAACCGGCACTAGCGCCGAGATTCAGGTTGTTGAAGTTGTCATTGCAACCGGCGCTGAAACAGTTAAATCAAACGGTTCTGACTTTACGGTTTCCGGTGGCAACGGTGCAACCGGCACAGTAACTGCGGCAGTTGCACCGGCCAACACAGTTAAATGGGTTATCAACAGGACAACCACGCAGACGCAGGAAACGGATTACGTTGAGAACGATCCGTTCCCGGCGGAAAGCCATGAAGAGGCGCTTGACCGGCTTACGGCTGTTGACCAAGAGCAGCAGCGCGCGCTGGATCGCACGGCGCAGCTTCCTGATGGCTACACAGGGTCGTTTGATCCTGCGTTGCCGGTTGATATTACCGGCAGTACGGTTTTAGCGTTTAATGCGGGCGCGACGGCTTTTGAAATCGGCCCAACCACATCCGCAATTAGCGGTGCTGCGGCAGAGGCTGCGGCGGCGGCGGCCAGCGCGACAGCCAGCGCAAACAGCGCCACGGCAGCAGCAGCATCGGCGGCATCAGCGGAAGGGGCGGCTGGAACTCAAAGCGTCGATAACTTCAACGGCGACGGCTCAACCACAGCGTTCACGTTGTCATCTTCTCCGGCGACCGAAAACAACACGTCGGTCTACATTGATGGAGTATATCAACAAAAGGACACATACTCTGTCAGCGACACTACTCTGACTTTCTCGTCCGCCCCGCCTTCCGGCACTGGCAACATCGAGGTCATGCACCTGTCAACGCAGTCCCTCGGCGTGGACCCGTCAATCGGTTCAGTGACGACTGGCGCGGCGGGCAGCAGTGCAGCGGTTTCGATCACATCCGGCGGCGTTTTGTCTTTTACTATTCCGCGTGGCGACACAGGCGCAACCGGATCGACCGGCGCAACGGGTTCGGCTGCCACTATCGCGGCTGGGTCAACAACGACCGGCGCTGCCGGATCATCCGCCACGGTCACGAATGTCGGCTCATCTTCCGCCGCAACCTTTGATTTTACCATCCCTCGCGGCGACACGGGCGCAGCCGGGGCCGCAGCTACCATCGCTGTTGGCACAGTCACGACCGGCGCAGCGGGCAGTAGCGCAACAATTGTTAACGGTGGTACGTCATCTGCCGCCACGTTTAATTTCACCATCCCGCGTGGCGACACGGGAGCAACGGGCGCAACGGGCGCGACAGGCGCGCCGGGTGCAGACGGTGTGTTTTCTGCCATCGCTTCACAGGCTGAAGCTGAAGCAGGAACCGACAACGTAAAAGGGATGTCCTCGCTTCGCGTGAAGCAAAGCATCGACGCTAATGCAGCGCCGGTTACTCTGGCTGGTTCTCTAGACTACCTCACGCTGAGTGGACAGCAAATTACTCGCGGTGCCATCGTTCTCACCACAGATGTGAGCGGCACGCTGCCAATCGCGAACGGCGGCACAAACGCCACCAGTGCCAGCGCAGCGCGCTCGAACTTGAGCGCTGCGGCATCTGGAGCTAACAGCGACATCACGTCGCTGACCGGGCTGACGACCGACCTGAGCGTTGCACAAGGTGGCACAGGTGCCAGCACGGCCAGCGCAGCGCGTACAAACCTCGGCGCAGCGGCCTCTGGAGCTAACACTGACATCACTTCTCTAGGAGGTCTGACGACCGACATCGCCGTGGCAGACGGCGGCACTGGTGCTGGAACTGCTTCCGCTGCACGCACTAATCTTGGCGCTGCTGCGTCTGGGTCGAATAGTGACATCACCGCACTGACTGGCCTGACAACAGACCTGAGCGTGGCGCAAGGCGGCACGGGCGCTGGCACGTTTACAGCAAACGGCGTTTTGCACGGAAACGGAACGAGCGCGCTAGGTGTGACGGGAACCGGCACTAGCGGTCAAATTCTAACATCGAACGGGTCCGGCTCTGCGCCGACATTCCAAGATGCTTCTGGTGGCGGTGCAACAAGCATCAACGGCTTGTCAGATGCAGCGGCGAGCGGAGCCAACTCGCTGTACCTAGGCACCGACGTCGGAAATGCAAACACTAGCCAGAACACTGGCGTCGGGCAGCAAAGTCTGCAGGCGCTCACCAGCGGAGCCTATGGCAATGTAGCCGTCGGTCAGCAGGCGGGCAAAGCCATCACCTCCGGCCTCGCTAACACATGCATCGGGTGGCAAGCGGGTGAGGTGCTCACCACGGGTGCGGACAACATTTTCGTCGGGACGACCACCGCAAAATCTCTGACCACGGGGTCGGACAATATAGTCATCGGCGCAAACGATGCAGGTGAAAACCTCGTCAGCGGCACCCACAATACGATTGTAGGAAGTACAGCAGGGAAGGCAACAGCAACAAATATCGGATGCACGATACTTGGATTTAGCGCCAATCCATCAAGCAATAGCGTATCGCACGAAATAACGCTGGGAAGTAGCAGCGTTGGCGCGCTGCGTTGCCAAGTAACGAGCATCACAGCTCTGTCTGATCGTCGCGATAAAACAGATATTGTGCCGCTTGAACTTGGCCTTGATTTTATCAACTCCTTAAATCCTGTAAAATTTACGTGGAACATGCGCGACGGCGGCAAGGTCGGTCAGCAGGAAGCTGGATTTATCGCGCAGGAGCTTGACGAGGCTCAGATCGCAGCCGGTGCTGAGGACTACTTGGATATTGTGCTGAAAGAAAATTCTGAAAAATTGGAAGCCGCACCCGGCAAGCTGATCCCGGTTCTGGTCAAGGCAATTCAAGATTTGTCAGCAGAGGTCGCTGCCCTGAAGGAGCAAGTCAATGGATGATTTTACGCCCGAAGAAATTGCGCGGCACTACACATCCGCGATGGATAGCCTCGCACTGCTTGATGCGGTCGCCGCTGATCCTGACGCATACGCAGACGATCCGACGGTTGTCGCAAGAAACGTGGAGCATCTGAAAATTGTAGTCGGCTGGGATTTTTGGACGGACGAAGATTTAACGCCGTTTCATGCTGCTATCGCAGCAGGGAGTGAATAATGCCCCTAACAAAAGTGACATCTGGCGTTCGCACCATTGCCACCAGCGAAGTCGTGACAGCAAGCATTGCGGACGACGCCATCACGCTGGCGAAAATGGCACCCGGCACAGACGGCAACCTCATCACCTACGACGCTTCGGGCAACCCAGCGCACGTCTCCACCGGCACCAGCGGGCAGGTGCTCACGTCTCAGGGCGCAGGCGCTGCGCCAGTATTCGCAACGCTTGCAAGTGGACTGCCAGCCGCAACATTCACGAGCAGCGAACAGACTGTCGCGGTCGACACGGTTCTGGATGTTCCGCATGGTCTGGGTGCTATCCCATCGCTCGTTCAGGTTCGGCTGCGATGCAAGACCGCCGACGTGGGATATGCGGTTAATGACGAGATCGTCGTTTCGTCTGGCCCAGTCGATCTGGTCAACGACAGAGGCTGGACAGTCCAGACCGACGCAACAA